TGACAGGGCGTTGTAGGCAGTTTGAGTCATGGAAGTCCACTTCGCCTGGAGCGGAGTGCCCGTCCCCCAACCACCTGTGGTCTTCGGCCCGTAGATCATGTAGGTAGCGGAGTTGAGATAGAAGTCACCGTTGTACCCCAACCCCGCTGCCGGTGCCGAGGTACCAGAGAGCATCACGCCGCCCTCGTCGGTGATGATGTACACCGTCTTGGGATCGGGCGGGGAGAGCGCCAGCCACTGGGCACGGGTCAGTGAGACAACAGGAGGCGGTGGACCGGTTACCCCAATCGGGCCTTGCGGTCCAGGGACAGTCGAAGCAGGGCCGGTCGGGCCGGGAGGGCCAGTCCCACCGACGAAGATCGTCTCCCAGTTGGCCGGGTCGGCTGGATTGCCGGTGCCCTTGTACTCCTTGAGAACAGTCATGGCAAGGGCAGTCCTCTCCAGACACTGTCGAACCTGTCGCCCAGGTACATGATTCCGTCGAGAACGTGGATCGAGTACGACTGCTCGGGGAACTGGGCTACGACCTTCCAGGTCACCAGATCGGAAGACCTACGGATGGTGCTGGTAGAGGCGTTGCCTTCAACCAGCCACACGTTGTTGCTGGCGTCAACACAGAAGTCGTTGATCCCACCCAGGGAAGACGTGTATCTCAACGTCGCCGTCGTGCCGTTGAAGCTGTACATCTTCCCGTCCATGAGCATCAGCATCAGCGACCCCCACGGCTCAATCGGCAGAACAGCGCCTTTGTTCAGGTCGATGGTGGTGACGACCCAAGACTTCGACGCCTCCACCCAGTACCTCAGGAAGGTAGGAGTAACGCCGTTGTCGCCGTAGTACGGCTGGAACCAGAGCTTGCCCTGGTAGGAGAACAGGCAGGTGTTGAACCAGCCGAACTCCGATCCCAAGACGAACTCACCGTCGTTGCCGGTGATGTGCTTGCCCCGCCAGACCGATCCGAATCCTGGTCCGAGGGTGCCACCTCCACTGACCCACACGTAGCCGTCGTGCTCAACCAACGACATCGGGTGCTTGTATCCAGCCGGGGTACACCAACCGTCGATCCACACTGGCGGGCTACCGGGGATGGCACGAACCCAGTCCGATGGCCCGTCGATCCCAGTGGCGAGCATCTCCCCGGTAGAAAAGTGAACGAACCTCTGGAGGGCGAAGGCATTGAAGTCCCACACAGTGGCGTCCCAGGTGCCGTTGAGATTGAGCGGGACGATGTGAATCGGAGCCAGGTTGGCCGAGATCGATCCGTACCCCATGTACAGCTTCGTGGTGCCATCGCCCGCCCACGATGTGATACCACGGATATAGTGGGTGAGGGGGTCGGCTACCGTGGCTCTGGAGGCTGGGTTGATGGCGAACAGTTCGAACACACCCGGTGCTGGCAACGGCCAACGGTGCGCGGCTCCGTATTTCAGCGCACCTCCCTGGTTGGCTCCTTGGGCCACCCGGTCGCGTCGAGTGAGAGTCGGCATGGCTACGCCTCTTCACCTTCGGGGATCATCCGTACACCCTCGGGCACCCGCCGCGGACGAGGCCACTCACCAGTGCTCTGGGCCATCAGCGTGTCGGGTGAGATGTCCGGGCCGGTGTACCCAGGGATGTCACCGAGCCTCACCATGCTGAACTGCCATTTGAGCTTGGTGCTGCCGACCGCTGATGACGGGCGTTCGATCAGGCCGAACATGTAGCTACCGTCCCAGCCCCAGCCACTGTCGAAGTATGGAGACACGGCGAACGTCCCTGAGACTGTGACCTGCCTGTTGTAGGAGTAGGGAGAGATCGGAGGGGGGGTTATGTAGATCTCGTCCCCCCAAGAGATTGGGTTGAGATACCGGATCTCTAGTTCAGCGGTCCAGTCACGATCAGTATCCCCCGTTATTGCAAGGGTGAAGGCGTAGACCCCGGCCAGGAAGCGGAGCGTGGTCCCGCTGTCGGTGGTGTACCACCCAGCGGGGAGGGGCTGGTGCTCGAAGCAGGTCACCGAACCTGGGTCAAGGAAGTTGATGTAGTAGTAGCCACCGGGGGCCACGGTCACCCCGCGGTCAGCGTCCATCACCCACGCATCGGTGACACCGCCAGTGCCTGTGCCGCCGCCCGTTCCTTCTTCGTCGGTATCGGCCCACAACACCGTCGTGGTCGGTGGAGGCGCTGGAGACATGACGATTCCGGGAGGACCCATGTCGCCTTCGGGACCTTCAGGCCCGGGCACTGTTGACGGGGCACCCTGAGGTCCGGTGGGGCCAACAGGACCAGGCACCGTCGAAGGATTTCCTTGATCTCCCTTATCCCCCTTTGGCCCGGTAGGCCCCGGCACCGTCGAGGCAGCGCCGGTATCTCCTTTGTCGCCCTTGACGCCCTGGACGCCCTGGCTGCCGGTATCTCCTTTGTCGCCCTTGATTCCTTGGCTGCCCGTAGCTCCTGTAGCCCCTGTGCTGCCCTTATCGCCCTTGTCGCCCTTCTCGCCTTGAGGTCCGCGCAACGGGCCGACATTGTTCCAGGAGTCGCCGTCCCACACGATGCCATCGCCAGAAGCTGCTGGCTGGGCGACGCTCGGTACCGGCGAACCGATGATCCAGGTGTCGCCGGTATCCGGGTTAGACGGGTATGGCGTGTTGACACCAGACAGAGTGCCAACGATCTCAATGCCCTCGCCCTGCGGTCCTGGCGGGCCTGGTACCCCAGGCTCCCCTTGAGGTCCCTGCGGCCCGGTACGCGCTGTGACATTGATTCCGTTGTTGCCCCCGGTGATGACATGAACGGTCTTGTCAGCGGGGGTGACGATCGTCATGGCACTCTGCCGTTGGGGCCGTACGTTCCAGTCGGAGTGACGATCACCAACTCGCCGGTCATCACAGCGGTCGCAGGAATCGTGAGATACCCAGTGTCGGTGACACGGGGCACGATGTAGATGTTGCCGAACAGCCAGGTCTTGATCTGGTCGAGGGGAGGCCAGTCGGCATCATCGATGTCGTCGGGCTTGGGGAAGTCAGGGCCTTCGTACGGACTGAGCGAGTAGAGGTCCCAGTTGTAGCTACCGATCACCGTGTTGTGGACCCGGGGCAGGAACAACGTGACCAGGGTGTAACCAGCAGTCGCTGGAGGGCCGACATCAGGAGCCGCGTACTCGGCGGTGATGGTGAACTCGTTGATCAGCGTCGAACGGTAGCGATGGCAGATCCGCGTCTGGCCGAACCAGCCGTAGGCCGACATGTCCAGGTCAGGGTCGCTCGGGTCCTGGAAGTACAGCGGAATCTGGATGTCATCGCCCTGGTAGGCGTAGAGGTCCAGCCGGTCGGGGAACTTCTTCCACGTCGGGGTGGATGAGGTGGATGAGGTGGATGAGGTGGATGAGGAGCCGGAGGTGATCGAGGACCCGCTGACGCCACCAGACCCTGATACGAAGGGTATGAGGGGCTGATACATGGGTTCGGGCGGCAACTCGGAGGCTTCCAGCAGTAACGACGTGCTCGTCGCAATGCGCGGGGCCGTGTCCTGGACTGTCCGGGTACCGGCGTACTGGGCCATCGTTAGCTCCTGACGTACGCGAAGACGGTGATGTAGGCGGGGGTGATATCGATCTCGGCACCCGATCCCTTGGTTACCTCGGTGACCGGGTGGGTGTGGATGGGAGCGTCGGACACCGTGCCCGTGTGCGTGTGGTCGCCGTTGGCGTTCAGCGTGTGCGAGTGCTGGGAGCCTTGCTCCAACACATCGACCTCACCGATGGCGGGCATCGTCCACTGCGCCTTCTCGACTGAGTAGGTGTGGTTGCGGTCGTTGAACAGGGCGTCGATCTTATTGCGCCCGCCCCAGGCCACGGCGATGACCGGCGCTGGCGTGCCGTAGTTGTCCATCCCCTCATGGACGTGCGGGTGTTCGTTGACCCAGTGGATGTGGTTGCCGCCAGCCACCATGGAGTGGACGTGGCTGCCTTCTCGGGACATGCCCACGGTCTGCTTGCCGCCGCCACCGTTCGTGACCGTCACGTCATGGTCGTGCGCTGGCATCTGAGCCACGGCCAGGGTGATCTTGTTGGTGGCCGGTCCACCCTCGGTCATCACGGTCTTGGTCCAGTTCGTGAGCAGCACGCGGTTGGTGGCGTCGTGGAGCTTCATCGACCGACTCCCGGCCGCTCCGGTGATCGTGCCCAGGCCAGCGATGGCGAACAGCGACGGGTACTGCGTCTCGGAGATGGTGGCTCCGTCGAGTGGCACCCACCCGAGCGGCGTCATGAACGTCTTGGGCTGGGCGCTGAGGATGATCGTGCCCACCGGCACCGTGGCTTCGGTGGTGGCGATCTCCTTCCAGAACCCGCCCTGACGGACGTAGATACGGCCGGTCGATTCGTTCTGGAAGATCGTCCCGGGCAGCGCCGTGCCGGGGAGCGCCGTGCCAGCGATGATGTTGGAACCCGTGACGCGGTCGGTCACCGTCAGGGCAGCGCCCGTCAGGTTTCCGACCGCGGCCAGGTTCCCACTGAGATTGAGGTGGTTGCGGATGCGGAGCGTCGCCACCCCGACCCGCTCCATGAACGTGTCGTCCTCCCACGACGTGGAGCCGTCACCGAGCATCTTGTAGTGGTTGCCGGTGTTGTTGAGGTTCTGCACCAGCGGATCGCCCGTGCTGATCTTGGTGAGCAGCGACTTGGCGATGAACTTCCGCTTGTCCACCACGTTGTCGGAGAGGTTCGACGTGCCAGTGGGCACGAAGACCGACGCCAGCACCGTATTGTTCAGCGGCACGTCCTTGAACACCGGGTCGTTGGCTTCGATGCCCTGGATCACTCCCAGGGTCCCAGCCTCATCGACCACGATCAGGTCGAAGCGATCCAGAGCGCCGCCGATACCCAGGTTCAGGGACGAGTTGGAGACTCGCACCATCTTGCCGTTGACGAGCGCCAGCCCGCCGAGGGTGGATGCCGTGGACGCTGACACCGTCACCAGGCACCCTTCGATCACCCCCCACAGAGCGTGGGCGACCGTGTTGAAGTCGATCTGGTCAGGCTCGGCCATCCGAGGGCTGGATACGCCAGCGGCGTTGGGAACCAGGAACCCGTCGTGTATCAGTTGTGCCCGAGCCATCGGACTGCTCCTATCGCGAGTAGATGTAGCCCAGTGCGTGGAGGTAGCGAGCTACATCGACGGGGATGCGGTACCGCTTCCCGGCCTCCAGCCGGTACGTGTAGTGCGGGTTCCCGTAGGTGAACTCTTCGATCGTCTCGGCCATGCGGATCTCGACCATCCCCGACTGATCAACCTCGGCCTTGGGTGGTTCGACCGACTCGACTTCGATCTCCCGGTGGACCGGGATGGGACCCGACTGCGTGGGAGCAGCGGGGAACCCGAGATCAGAGGGCCGGGTGACCTGGCTCTCTTCCTCCTGATCGACTTCGATCTCGGCTGATGGTGCAGTTCGTTGTGCCACGTTGGTGATTCTCCTTGGATTACGTCAGAAAGTCGTTCAGCCAGTCCAGCAGAGTGACGCGTGCCTTGCCGGTTTCTTCCAGGTCGAAGATGTCCTGCGCCTCGTCGGGGTGCTCGGTGACGAACTCCTTGACCTCGTCCACGCTGTGAGCGGCCGGGTCATAGCCGACCGGGATCTCTTCCTCACCGTCGTCGCCAGAGGGGGGTGCCGACTGCAGACCGGCCGAAGGACCGGTGCCCGTTGCCACCGGAACGGTGGTGGGGTAGGTACCCGCTGCCGGGTACTGCGCCGAGTCAGAGGTCACGGTGCCGCCCGACGCCGTCGAAGTGACATCGGCCCCCACACAGGGGAAGGTGAACGTGGTGCCGCTGGGCGTCGAGGCGATGGTGAACGTCCCATTGAAGGGAGCGACCATGCCGGTGATGACGACCGACTGGCCGACCTTGAAGCCGTGCGTGGCCGACGTGGTGAGCGTGGCGACGTTGCTTGCCAGCGCCTTGTTGCTGACGGTGCGCGACACGTTGGTGACGGTCAACGTGGCCGTCTTGGTCGGCTGGGTCGGCCGGGTGGGATCACCGAAAGTGGTGCCGACTGCGGCGTAGGTGACCTCGGCCGGGTTCGCCACTGTCTGCGGCGTGGGGGTGCCGTCAGGCGGGAAGGCCCAGGAGAAGTCCTGGTCCGGTCGGGTGGTGCTCTGGTCGAGCTTGAAGTCCCACTTCAGCCCGTTGGTCGAGTTGACCGTAGCCATGACCGGCCCTGCCTCTTGAACGCCTCGGGAACCCCAGGTGTTCGGGCCATGCACTGCGACGATGCTCATCGTGTGATACCTCCGTATCGACAGCGTGGGTGAAGGGTTTGACCCCTTCACCCACTCACGCTGCGTTGGACCTAGTTGGTGATGATCTTCACGACGGACGAATCCGTCACGACACCCCAACCCCAAATGGAGTACCAGGCGAGGGCGTGCTCACGACCGAAGTCGAGCACGCCACCGTCGCGGAGTTCGACCGGCAGCGAGATGGCATGGCCGAAGGCGTTGTCCCCGAGCATGATCGCCTCGTAGACGCCGTTGCTCGGACCCCACGGCTCGCCCCATCCGGGAAGCGCCGTCTCACCGGTCGGCAGGTCGTCCAGCGTCCCGTTGGTGTCGTCCAAGTCAGCGAACGGAGAGAGGTCACCGACGCCGAGAGCGTCGCCGCCCTTGTAGCCGAGGTTGGTGCCACGCCAGTCCGGGTTGAACGGGTTGACCGAGGTGAGGTTGCCACCGGGAAGCTGCGGCCACAGATCGGTGGCGTCGGCCGTACCGGCGAGCGGGTTGGAGATCTGCGTCGTCTCGATGAAGACCACGTCGTCCAAGCGGCCGATCTCCCCCAGCATGAAGTTCCCGGGTGCGGCGTATTTCGTGACCTCGATCCATTCGGGCGTATCACGCAGACGACGTGACTGGTGCGGGTGGATGAAGCAGACGTACGTCTCCCCGAGCCGTGGCACGTTCTTGGAGGCGAGCACCTCGACGGCGTCCTTGATGCTGTAGGGCGTCAGCCAGAAGTTGTCGTCCAGAGCGCCGGTACCGGCCGACGTGGTGACCTGGGCGAGGCCGGTGGCGGGGGTGCCGCCCTCGTACACGCCGTAGCCGACGTTGATGGCGGTCGGCTTCTGATAGCCGAAGACCACGGACGACGCACGGGCGAGCGTCGAGCGCGCCTGGCCGTCCATGTAGAGCGCCATGTTCCGGCCGAGCAGCCGGGAGGCCGAGGCCATGATGTCATCGAACGAAGCGTTGAGCAGAAGCTCCGAGACGGCGACGGCGAAGCCCTGTTCCTGCACGGTGATGGCGTACTGGTTGGCCGTGATGGCGTGGGTCTTCATGCGGACGCCTTCCACCAGAGGCCCAGCGGGCATCGGGAGGTTGTTGTAGCGCATGAAGTTGACAGTGAGGCCAGGCATCGTGCCCAGTTCCTGCTTCTTCACGGCGAACTGCTCGAAACGCAGCACCGGCATCGACTGGAAGAGGATCTCCTTCGACCAGATCGTTTGGATCGCCGGTCCCAGCATGGTCGAGCCGGTCGCAACCGAACCCGAGTAGCCGACAGGCGTGTTGTCCATGGTTGCCAGGCCCTTGTAGCCGATGGCAACGTCGTAGTTGGAGTAGGGACCTCCGGGGGCGACCCGCGTGGTACCGGTGATACCGGATACAACAGGCAGTTCGCCACCCAGGCCAGTACCTGCGGCCATGGTGGATCTCCTTGTGGAGCGCGGGTCCCGCTGGGCGGTCCCCTATGTGGGTGTTGAGTTACCCACTAGCCTCGGCGGTTGGCCTGGCTAGTCGCTTGCAGGAGTTGATTCCGGTATCGCTTGTACGTGTCCATGTCCATGCCCTTGATGTCCTCGGGCGTCAACGATTCATACGACGGCAGTTGTTCCATTGGTCCTACAGGTGGAGCCGTGGGTGAGGCTCCCCGTGGTTGATACGGTACCGGAGGCGGTTCCGCAGCCACGAAGTTGGCGACGACGGAGGCCGTGCGGGCCTTCATCATCTCTATCGACTGGTCGATCTCATCCGGCGTCGAACCCGTGATGAAGTCACGAAGCTCGGGCAGGATGTCGTTCGCCTCTTGGGCGATTCGGTCACGCCGGTAAAGCTCGGCGTCGGCCAGTTGGCGCTCCTTCTGGAACACCTCGCGGTCGGCGTCGTACCGTGCGTTCAGCTTCTGGATCTCATCTCGCCACTCGCTCTCGCGCTTGGTGAGCAACTCGCGTGTCTCCATCTCGCCCTCTTCACGCAGACGACGGGCGTCGTCGGCTTCCTTGGCGAGGCGCTCACGCTCGGCCTGCTCGGCCTCACGCGCTTCTTGGAGTTGCTTGAGTTGGGTCTGCACGTCCTCGATACGGCCGTACAGCTTGTCTTTCTCTTGCTTCCGGGCGTTCTCGATGTCCTCGTCGGTCCATCGGTAGGCCGGTCGCTGCTCCTGGGTGGGTGCGCCGTTGGAAACACTGACGGGCTGGCTGACGGCCTGGTCGGGTCGCTGTTGCTGCGCCCAATCCGCCGCCATCCGTGGCTGCGCGGGCTGCACGCCCGTGAGGAAGCCACTTCCGGTGTCTCCGCTGTTCTCCGTGGTTGCGTTGGCGTTGCTCATGATCCTCAGGTGTTGTCCGAGGGCTTGCGCCCGAGTTACTTATATCACGTCTGCAGTTGATAGTGGGGTATCTCAGCCCTGGGTAAGGGGGCTAAGGGACGCTCACGACAGGTCGTCGCTCTCGAAGTCGGCCATCTGCGGTGGCATCCCTCCGTAGGCCAAGAACTGAAGCTCTTGGGCGATCTCCGGGTTGACAGGAGGCGTCGCCGGGACGGGGTTGCCCTCGGCATCGGCACCCATCAGCGGCTGACCGTCCGGTGTCATGCCCGTCGCCATCATGTTGAAGGCCGCGATCTGGCTCTGGATGAGCGAGAGCGCTCCCTGCTCCTTGGCGTCCTCCATGACCTCTTCGAAGATCTCCCTGATCTTCTGGTCGGGGAACTGAACGCCCAGGTCACGTAGTGCGCCACGGCGGGATTCAAGGTTCATCGCCATCAGTGCCTGGATCTCGTTGATCTTGAGCAGCTTGTCGATGGGCATCGGGCTGGGCCAGTCCACGTACGTGCGGTAGCTGACCGGCATCGATGGGTCGAGTTGCGGCATCTGGTCGGGCTTGAGGTACGTGGACGACAGAACCGGGTTGTAGACGGTCAACTCGGGAGCGAACACGAAGGCGTGGCGCATCACCAGTTCGTTGACCCGTTCGAACAGCCGGGTGTAGTTGACAGCCTTGCGCTCATGCTTGAGCATCAGCGGCTGGTACTGGATCGCCAGAGCGACGCCCGAGGTGTTGGAGATCGGCTGCATCGTGCCGAGAGCCTGGGCTGGTACCCCGGTTAGCTCATGCATCGACTGCTTCAGCAACTCCATGTAGCCGAGCGGCCCGGTGAAGTTCGTCTGTAGCTCCAACTGGGTGATCTTGGCGTCCTTGTTGTTCACCGCCCACACCTTGCGAGGCCCCTTCTCCAGATTGGAGGCCTTGGCTCCCGTGATCACCGTCACCGGGGAGGCGTGGTAGTTGATGATGTCGCTGATCTCGGTGGCCTTCTCGTTGTACTCACGGTTCAGGCTGATGATGTCCTGAACGTCCGAGAGGCCCCAGGGCGACGAGGCGACGGCGATGTTGGGGCAGAAGGCGACGGCGATCTCACCGATGGGGTTGGGCCGGGAGTCGATCAACTCGTCGTTGATGTATTCCTCGATCATGTCTTCCGTCATCAGTTCGACGTATGTCATCACCTGACGGGTGCCATCCTGGGCTGATCCCCAGAACTTGTACTTCGTCTTGAAGCGGATCATCCGGGAACGGTCGTGGGGATGCCACTCCGGGAAGCAGAAGGCCGGGTTGATAGGGAGGATTCGGATGCGGCCCTCCATCGGGACACCGGCAGCGTCCACGTAGGGCGGCTCATAGGCCACTTTCACGAAGCAGTCCCCGGAGACGCTGCCAAGCTGGGCGACCTCCATCATCACTTGCTGCTTGTTGTTATGAACTTCCCACACTTCCTTGAGCGTGTACGGCACGATCGCCGCCGTGGCCTCGGGGCTGTGGAAGTTCACCCCCTTGGAGAACGAGAAGTTGACGAGGTAGTCCGAGAAGGCCTTGATCCAGTTGAAGGTGAGTTGCGGCTCACCGATCTCGCGCTTGTAGGCCCAGTGGTGACCCAGGTACCAGGCCCAGTTGTTGGCGTAGCGGTTGAGGCGGGGACCGTGGACTTCGAACTCTTCGTCGGCCAACTCCACCAGCCCGAGAGGGCTGATGGCGATGGTCAGGTCATTGGCGGCGGCGCGGTAGGAGCCGCCGTAGAAGGCAACGGTCATGGTGTCCTAGCTCAGGCGCTTGAGATTGATGTCAACCCGGCGCGCTTCTTCCGGTGACATCTTGCCGCTGCGAGCGCGGTCGTACTCGCGAGAGCGGGCATCCATCGCTCCCGCCAGGCCGTAGCTGGAGCGTTCGACCTTGCGGCTGGGGTGATTGGCCTTGTCAGGCTTGGGTACGCCGTGTCCGCTCGCCATCAGATCAACGCTCCCAGTTCGTCCAGCAACTGGTCGAGACGCTGGGCAACCTCGGCCTTGACGGCTTCGAAGCCCTCACTGAGCTTGGCCTTGAGTTCGTCGCGCTTGGTGGCGTTGGGGTCGGGGTTGGCGGTGCCGGTGTCGGTTGCTTCAGCCATGGTGGTGTTCTCCTTGTTCAGAGCCGCTGCCTGGAGTAGGGCGACTTCATCCTCATGTAACTGCGGTATGCGTTCTTGGTCGGTGATCGAATGTACAACTGCGGGAACTGCGTGTTGCTGATGGGTGGGAAGGGGTCCTCCACCGGGCGGCTGATGTGGGTGGCCGCGTTCGTGACGATGTGGTGCTGGACCGGCTGACGCCGGGGCCGCACCTCGCCACGGAACTCGCTAGCCATGACCTACCCCTTGGCCCTCGTTCGTGCGGCCTTCTTCGCCATCCGTGATCGGGCCGCTGGACCCTTCGCCGCCTCGTTGGAGATGGCTGCGGCCTTGCTCTTGGAGTAGCCCTCTTCCTTCAACGCCTCGTACTCGTCGGGCTTCTTGATCGACGGGCCTGGCTTCTTGCCTCCTGGCATCAGCGCTCCCGTCCACCCTTGGAGCGCTTGGCCTCACGGGTCTTGGCGGTGTCCTTCACCGTCGAGGGTGCCTTGTGCTTGGGCGCTTCCTTCTTGCCCTTGCTGAAAGACCCCTTGTCCTTGGGGTCGGTGTGTTGTGCTCGTTCGGCCATTACTCAGCCCCTTTCTGTACTCGCCATGGCTTGGTGCCCTTCATCCCCTGGCCTCTGACCAGTCCGACACCGGTCTGACCAAGGCGCTTGCCGCTGGGATCGATGCCCGTGAAGTAGCGCTTGCCCTTGGAATCGACAGTGAAGGCACCGTGCCCTGGGACGTGGACAGTGTCACCGACGCCGAAGTTCTCGGCGCTGACCTGGCGGCTGGGATCGTGCTCGCTGCGTTGTCCTCTGGACATTGTGATACCACCCTATGCCTGGTCAACCACACGGCGGTTGAGGATCTGTCCGACTTGTCCGTAGCTGTTGGTGGGCGTGGTCGGAGGACGAGAGAAGTGCGTCAGGTTCTGCACGATGGTGCTGCCCAAGCTGG